GTTAAGTTTCCAGGTGTTTATATTAAAACTACGGGAGATAATATTGTTGAGAGATATCTTGATGATGACTTGGACGAAACATTAAAGGTTGATACTGAATTCAATCAAGGTTCTTTTTTACTTGCTGCAATGATTCCAACAACATATGAGAGAGTATCCACGATGGGAACCGCAACTTTATGGAAGATGTTAATGTTAGCTTGGTCATACAAACACGGATTGGCAATTCCTGCAAAAGAAGCAAAGACGGATTTTGTAGGTGGTTTATCAAGATTACTTAAAGTTGGATATTCTAAGGATGTACTTAAGTTGGACTTTAGTTCACTATATCCATCAATTCAATTGGTTCACGATGTATTCCCCGACTGTGATGTAACAGGTGCGATGAAAGGAATGTTAAGTTATTTCCGTAATACCCGTATCAAATACAAAGAACTTGCTGAACAATTTTATACAACTGACCCTAAGAAGTCTGCAACATACGGTAACAAACAATTACCAATTAAGATATTCATTAACTCTATGTTCGGTGCGTTGTCGGCTCCACAGGTATATGCGTGGGGTGACATGTATATGGGAGAACAAATTACTTGTACAGGTAGACAATATCTTCGTCAGATGATTAAATTCTTTATGACTAAGGGTTATGTTCCGTTGGTAATGGATACGGATGGTGTTAACTTTTCAACTCCTCCTGAAGCAAAAGACCGAGTTTATGTTGGTCGTGGATTGAATTGGAAGGTAAAATTAGGTAAAGAATACTATGGACCTGAAGCTGACGTTGCGGAGTATAATGATATCTTTATGAGAGGTGAGATGGCACTTGATACTGATGGGATATGGCCATCATGTATAAATCTTGCCAGAAAAAATTACGCTGTTATGGATGCCAAAGGAAAGATAAAGTTGACTGGCAATTCCATTAAGTCAAAAAAACTTCCGCTTTATATTGAAGAATTTTTGGATAAAGGGGTAAAGATGTTGTTAGAAGGTAATGGCAAAGCGTTTATCGAATATTACTACGAGTATCTACAAGTTATATTTGATAAGAAAATTCCATTAAGTAAGATTGCACAAAGAGCTAAAGTCAAATTAAGTCTCGACGAATATAAGAAAAGATTAACAACTAAAACTAAAGCTGGTAATAGTATGAGTAGAATGGCTCATATGGAGTTGGCATTACAAGATGGGTTAAGTGTTAATTTAGGTGATGTAATTATGTATGTTAATAATGGAACCAAAGCATCTCAAGGTGATGTTCAAAAGATGACTGTAAAACAAATTAAAGATACTAATGCTGTTAATTTACATAACAATCCTAAGGCTAAACCTATCACTGATGGTGTGATGATTAACTGTTATATGTTGGACAAGGATATTTTAGATAAAGACCCTACCTTAACAGGAGATTATAATGTCCCAAGAGCAATTGCAACTTTCAACAAAAGAATCGAACCTCTTATGGTTGTATTCCAAGATGAAGTAAGAAATGCTTTGATTGTTGCTGACCCTGAACAAAGAGGTATCTTTACAACAGCTCAATGCGAGTTGATTAATGGACATCCTTTAGGTGAAGGTGACCAAGATGATTTACAAAAAGATGTTATGGATATAACAGAAGCTGAATTACGATATTGGGAAAAGAGAGGTCTTAAATCTGACTATATGTACGATTTGGCTGAAGAAGGTTGGGAAGAAAAATTAGGACTGCTTCAAACCGTCTGATGATAAAATATACCAGTTTCCACCAACAAATCTGAATTCAATACAAGCAAATTTGTCAGCAACAATTTCGTCGTATTCTTCATCAATTTTACCAACATCTGGTCTAACGATTAAATGGTTCATTGCCTTCACGGTAATGTGGTCTGTTGTTTTTGAATCCAACGTAACGTATGATTCTCTCATACCACGAACAATACAACAGTCCTCCCCATTTGTACGATAATCTAATTCTGAAACTAATGTTATTTCAGATGTTTCTACTAATTGTCCACTGATATATTTTCTTGCTGGTACTGTTTTAATTATAGCCATTATATTACGTAAATTTGACGAGGCATTGCTCTGAACTTCATTTGTTTATTTAGGTTTTCCGCGATTTGCGCTTCTCTTTCCATTACTTTTTCAGGTCTCAATCTTGTTAACCATCCTTCAGCACCTATTAATTCTTCAAGAAGTTTTGATTTTTCATCTTTAGCTTCAGTCATTAAACTTTGATAATCCATAGTTAATTCTGAATCAGGTGTTTTAAGGTTACCACTAAATTTACCTCTAACTCTTGATAAGGTTTCTTTGGCATAGGCGGTAAACCATCTTCTAATCCATTGTTTACCTGGTGTATTTATGTTTTCCCAAGTCAATTCTTCTAATGGAACGTCGGTTGGAAGTTTAATAACATCGGGATTATTTTTTAAACAATCCGCTCTACTATCAGGAGTTGTTTCATAATACCAATACCAAACAGCTTTACCAACATATTGATTATACATCGACCAGTTAAACTTACCTCCAGGTGTATTCATTAAATGAATTAACTTTTTGCCATCAGGTAATCCTGTAATTCTGTACGTCATTGACCCTCCTAAAATTCTACTAAGGACGTTGGCTTCTTGCATTCTTATTAAGTAATCAAAACCTGACATCATAAAATAAGAACCTTGATTACCCATTTGAGCGTATCCTGCTTGGTCTGCACCTAAACCTATACCTCCAAATCCAAAACCACCAACACCACCAAGACCGTATGCGGTCCATGGTTGGTCAGAGAACCATAACAATTCATTAACTTCTCTACCAGCAGGGATTTCATATGTTTGAACATTTTTTTCTAATGTGAAATAATCTTTCTTTAGAACCCATGGACCCGTAGTTTGAAGACCAGCAATTTTGGAATATGAGTATGCAAATTGTTGTTCAAAATCCATTGTTCTTGTTATAAGTGCTTGAGCAACAGATTTTTCAGTCATGTTTAGATTAACAAGGTTAACCCATTGACTATCAATTAACCATTGCAAAACATACTCTTCGTAGTCTTGAATAGATAGTTCCATTAATGAATCTAACATTTCGTCTTCTAATTCAACGCTTCTTAATGGAGCTCCTAATTGATGTTTAACTCTGGTATATATTTTTGACCTTTCTGGTTCTGGTATTACTGACATATCAAATAAATATCTTTATTATTCTATTTCGTGCTTAAGTGAATTTAACTTAAATACATATTTGTTTTCACTACTGATAGGGTCGTTATTGAATATTAATATCTTATTAGTTTTTGGTTGTATAAAAATTAACCAATCAACATTATATGGCTTTACATTACCTGTATCATATAACTCTACATTTGTTCCATCAATTTTTGTTGATGAATATGGTTTTACTTGAGCTGTGTGAGTTTCACCGTCAACAGAAATAATTAAATCAACACCCTTAAAGGCGTCGACTTTTTGTCCGTGACCGCCAACTTTTTCCATTTTAGCTCTACCTTCAAAATAGTATTCAACTTTTTTTAGTACGTTGTCTTCAGATTTTTGTCCTCTATCCCATAATTTTTTTAATACCTTTATAATGTTGATAAAATCTTCATTGTGTTTTGTAAAAATATCTGACTTAAAATGGTCTAAAGCGTTGATAAACCTTGATACTTCTTTTGGTGTTCTATTTTCAGATTTACTGAAATCAAATAGTTTATCTTGTCTACCAATCTTTTCAATTTGTCTATTAACTGCTTTACCTATAAGGCAAAATGCGTTGAAGTTTGTATTCAAGTTATTCAATAATGACCTCCCTTCTTTGGATTCGACACCATAAAATCCTGACATTTCTTTACTTGTGCTATCCACCCAAAAATGATGGAAAACTTTTTTTAATACGTCAGTTATACCATCTTGATAAATCCTTTTTATTTTTGGATTGTTAATTAATTCTTTATAAAAAAGAACTTCTTTTGCGTCACAAAATTTGGCATCTATAGATTCTGTTAATAAACCACTTAATTCAAGAGATTCAGTTAATTTTGTTTCAGTTCTCATTTCATATAATTTTGAAACAAAATCCCAATTCACAACTTTCCAAAAGTTTAAGATATATTCATCTCTCTTGTTTCTGTATTTCAAATAATAAGCATGTTCCCAAAGGTCCAAACCTAATAAAGGAAACCCCCCACCTTCAATCACATTCATTAACGGATTGTCTTGGTTTGGCGTAGACATAATCTTCAAAGTATTCTTTGCTGTTAATACTAACCATACCCATCCTGAACCAAATCTGTCTTTGGCAACTGCATCAAATTTCTTTTTGAATGAGGTAAGACTTCCGAATTGTTTTGTAATTTTCTTGTAAAGTTCTCCTTCAAGTTTCTTTGGTGTTGGAGTCAACATGTTCCAAAACAATGCGTGATTAAATGCGCCACCTGCGTTGTTTCTGATTGTTTTGTCGTAACGACTTATGTTCTTGATGATTTGTTCTAACTCTAAATCTCCGTATTTCTTTTTTGAGAGTGCATCATTTAATTTGTCCACGTACCCTTTATAATGTTTGTTATAATGAAAGTTCATCGTTTCGGAGTCAATGAACTGTTTGAGGGCTGAGTAAGAATAAGGTAACTTTTCTATTCCTATTTTCTTCATTTCTGTAATCAACAACTCTGTTTCTTTGTTAACGTGGTTTTCGTGTATTTGTGTTTCAAGTTGTTGGATTTTTTCTTCTACTTTCTTCATAGTTTAGGATTATCCATTTCATATAAATAATCCAATATTGTTTTAACGACGCAATTCGTGAATTCTTTTTAATATTTCCTCTGCTGCGTCTACTGTGTTTTGGTTATCACCTAAGACTGTTGAGATAACTTGTTTTTTATTTGCAAGTATGTCGTAGATGACTCCTTCGATTGTATTTTCAAAGATGGGGTAATAAACTAGTACGTTATTTTTTTGACCGTATCTATAAGCTCGGTCTTCTGCTTGTGCGTGGTCTGATGGTAAAAATGACAAATCATTCATAATAACCGCCTCACCAGCAGTTAATGTTAAACCAACTCCCGCAGCTTTGATATTTCCAACGAAAACTCTAATCTTTTCGTTTTCTTGGAATCCGTCAACACTATTTTGTCTTTCAGGTTTGGACATTGAACCATCAACCTTAACGGCAGTTTTACCAAAGTGTTCACATATTTTGTTAAGCGAATTTGTAAAATTGCAAAAGATTATTACCTTCTTGCCTTGTTCTATGATGTTCTCGGCAAGTTCTATTGTCTGAGCAATTTTCTCATCAGCAATGATTTGTCTAACCTTTGTTAGTTTTGTGAATTGAACTGTAAGCGATTTAGATTCCTCAGGATTCTTTTCATACCAATTGTAGTATTCACCCATTACCTCCTCATATTCGTTGGACTTTAATCTTAAGTAGACTGGTGTGATAATTTTGTCTGGAAGGTCTAAAACGTCTTCTTTTAACCTTCTAAGGGTAAGCCCTATAGTCCTATCCCTAAGTTCTTCCAAATTGGATGCTCCCATAACATTCCACACTTTTCTTGGACCAACTTTAAATTGGTATCCTTGGCAATATCTTATAACATAAGCCATCCAGTTTTTGGCAACAGGAGAATCAATTAGGCTTAATAAATTAAAATAATCAATTGGACGGGAAGTCATGGGAGTTCCAGTTAATAACCATAAACGGTCAACTTTCTTTACAATATCGTTAATTAGTTTTGTACGTTGGGCTTGAGCATTTTTGATATAGTGTGCTTCATCAATGATAACCAAATCAAAATTGGAAGTAAGAATTTGCGATTCATCTTTCTTTTTAGGGTCATGGAAATTTTTTATAATGTCGTAGTTTATAATAACAAAGTCGTGTTCAGTTGAAAATTGTTTTCCTTCTGCAATAAAGATTGGTCTATTTGAATAATTTTCAATCTCTCTTTTCCAGTTAATTTTCAAAGTCGCAGGACAAATGATTAAGATTTTTTTTGCGCCAGCTTCAAGAGCTGCGATTATTGTTGATGTGGTTTTACCAAGACCCATATCATCAGCCAAGATAAACTTTTTGTTCTCAACAAGTTTTTGTACCGCTTCTTTCTGATGTGATAATGGAGGACGCTTGGAATATTTTTCATAATCAATAACCACGTCTTTTACTGTATTATCTTTTATGATTGACGCCTTGGGTAACCAAAAATCATGAAGTTCTTGGTTTTCATTTATCTTACCCCAAATATGAAACGCTTTTTCTTTTTCAGCCAATAGTTTTTCTACCCATACCTTTTCAGGGATTACGGTAAGTAATCTATCATCTGCAAGTTTCTGAGCAAAATAAGCATCAAGAATAACCCACTTCTTCGCAACCTTTGGTTGTTTGTCGTGATTGTTAATTATGTATTCAGCTTGACTCCTTGTTGGGTAAAACTTCTTATTGAGTTGAGATTTTCTCTTTAACTCTAAAAGGTAGTTGTTTCCCCCTTCGTAGGTTTCTAATAATGTTAATGACTTCGATTCTATTGATACTTCCATCGATGGAAAAAATATTTGAGTTAAATATAGTTATAATTAAAGTATTTATCAATATGGAAAAATTAGTACCAATTACAAGGTTAGGTAAGTTTTTTGGTGGTGAGGATTATTCACTTGATATTGGAATGGGTGAGGAGTGGTTAATAGGTGATATGAACTTCACTATTGTATTATATCGTATTGATAGACAAAAGACAAAAACTGATGGTGTATACGGTGAAGTTTTAGAAGACGGTATACAATTTTTAGCACCTGTTGAACTTAAGGGTTTGGTTCAAATTATGGCTCCAACTAATAAATTATTAGGTAGTTCCAAAATTAAACAAGATGAACCAGGTAACATGAAGTTTTCTATTTATCAAAAAACTCTTGATGATATGCAAGTTAATATTTTTATGGGTGACTATATTGGATATTATGAAACCGAAGATAGAGTTAGATACTACACAATCATAGACGATGGGATTGTTAAGTCTGATAATAAACACACTTACGCTGGCTACAAACCTTTTTATAGGACAGTTACCGCAACATACGTAAGTGAAAATGAATTTAGAGGAATATAATGCCGTTACCAAGACAAGTTAAACCAACATTACCTTTAGTCCCTAAAAAAGTATTATCTGCTCGTAGGGAACAATTATTGGAATACATCAATAAAGATGGAACTTATTTACCTAAGTCAGTTTTGCACGCCGATTTAGATAGAGGTATGTTAGATTTTGTTAAGGGTGACTTACAAGTGGTTAGTGCGGGTAGTATTGTTCCTATGGTGGATATTATTATTACAAGTCAGAACTGGTCTCAATATGTTGAAACCGCAATGTTCACTAACTTGGATAATAACCCCGAACCTCCATTCATTACGGTAGTTAGACAACCTGAAGTTAAGTTTGGTACAAATCCAGCACTTCTTTATACAATACCTAATAGAAAACAATTTTATTATGCTTCGGTTCCAACTTGGAATGGAAATGAACAAGGTATGGATATCTACACTATTCCACAACCAGTTCCTGTTGATATCAACTATTCAGTTAAAATTATTTGTAACAGAATGAGAGAATTGAATCAGTTGAATAAAGTTGTGATGCAAAAGTTTTCTTCAAGACAAGCCTACACGTTTATTAAAGGACAATATGTTCCAATTATCTTAAACAATATTGCCGACGAGTCTCAAATGCAAATTGAGAACAGAAAATATTTTATTCAGAATTATGACTTCACGATGTTGGGGTACTTAATTGATGAAGAAGAGTTTCAAGTTAAACCAGCAATTTCTAGAGTTGCTCAAATCTTTGAACTTGATGTTAGTAGTTTTAGACAAAAGAAAAGAAGGGAGCCCGAAAATCCCGATAGTTTTCTTTCAAATATTTTATTTGTTGCGGGAACTAATATTTTAAGTGAAAGAATTGATTTTACGGCTGATTTATCTTTTGTTAATTCTAATAATGTTGATACATACGAAGTCTACATCAACGATGATTATTATGGTAGCGATGCTCAAAGAATTCAAATAACAACTAACGATGTTTTAAGAATTGAAGTTGTTAAGAATGACAATACTAAAGATGCCAATATTGAATTTGAAGATAAATTAGTTTAATCACCATAGATATCTTTCTTCTCTTTACATTTTTCAATTATCAAATTCTCAATAAACTTATAAATTTTAATACCTCTTTTATCACAATACTTTTTCAGTATATCGTGTGATTCAGGTGATATTTTTAGATTCTTTATTTCTTTCTTTGTTTTCATGGTAGAAAAAAGGCAGAATTAATTCATACCGTTTACAAATACATATCCAAAAGTCAAGTTTTTTGTGTTAGTAATGAATATTTATCATTAAAATAAATCTGCACAAGAATTAATTAATAATGGCAACAGCACAAGCAAATCAAAAAGTATTCGTATCACCTGGCGTATACACTTCTGAAACGGACTTATCGTTCGTAGCTCAGAGCGTAGGTGTAACGACATTAGGTTTAGTTGGTGAGACAATTAAAGGTCCAGCCTTCGAACCTGTTTTTATAACAAATTACGACGAGTTCCAAGCCTACTTTGGTGGGACAGAACCTGTTAAGTTTGTGAATACACAAATCCCAAAATATGAGGCTGCGTACATCGCAAAATCTTATTTACAACAATCGAACCAATTATTCGTAACAAGAGTATTAGGTTTATCAGGTTATGATGCTGGTCCATCATGGAGCATTAGAGTAACATCTAACGTAGACCCAACAACTATTGATGTTGATACATCAGGTTTAACATTTACTATTGATTTCAGTGGTAATGCGACTGATGGAACTTTTCAATTCACGTCATCGAATGCTGTATTCACAACTTATATTCAACCAAATTTAAATGTACAATATGTGTTAAGTGATGGAAGTACATCGACATTATTTAATGATTTTCAAAATAGTACAAGTTTTGTTTATAACACACCAACATTATCTGCAACAACTGCATATGTGTATGGTGCAATCCCTAGTTCAGATTATTGGATGTTAACATCTGAATATAATACAGTTGTTAATGAATATCTTTGTGATACACTTAACTTAGATACTAACGATTTAAGTTCTAATAGCAATGACCCTTGGTATTATGCTAATTTTAGTAACTATATGGATAACAATTATTCAGGTTATTCTTTTTACTATGAAATTATCAATTATGCAACAGGGGCGACAGGAGAGTATACAGGTACTTTAACAGGTAATGTTAATAGCTTTATGGGCTCAGCATATCCTGAATTTAATAACATGGTTATCGCTACACTTCGTTCGAGAGGTATTTCATTATATGATAACAGTGTTGATAGTATGAATCATGGTCCTATTTACCAAGTAAGTGGATTAACTGATTTACAAATGGTATGTAGTGGTCAATACTCAGGTATTACTAAATCACCATACGCACATTTCTTATTATCAGGCGTTACTATTGAAGGTAATAATTTTTCTCTTGAAGCTTCATTAGGAGCTGCGGATTCAAAATACATAACAAAAGTATTAGGTGTTGATAATTTTGGTAAATCAAGATATGAGGTTCCTGTGTTTGTTGAAGAAATTTATCCAGGTTCTTTAAATTATGCATTTAACCAAGGTTATATTAAAGGATTAAATTGTGAGTTGATTGCATTACCTGACGCTAGAAGTCAAAGTAGTTCTTCAATTGCTTGGAATTTAGAAAAATATCAATCACCTGAAACACCATTTTTGGTTTCAGAATTAAGAGGTAATAAAGTTTATAATTTATTTAAGTTCATTTCAATTTCTGATGGAGATTCTGCAAATTATGAAATTAAAATTTCAATTGCAAACTTATCGTTTAATAATATGAGTTTTGATGTTTTAGTTAGAAACTTCTATGATACAGATGCAAATCCAGTTGTCATTGAAAAATTCACAAATTGTAATATGGACCCAGCTTCTAACAACTACGTTGCAAAGAAAATTGGTACTTCAAATGGTGAGTTTGCGCTTCTTTCAAAATACGTTATGTTAGAAATGGCAGATAACGCTCCTGTGGATTCAATCCCATGTGGTTTTTATGGTTACATCCAAAGACAATATGCAAATACGTCTAACCCAGCACCTTATCCTAAATTTAAAACAAAATATTACTACCCAGGTGAAGTAATTGCTGACCCTCCATTCGGAAGTCCTTATGGTGGAACAAACGCAGTTGAGTCTCCTGGTAATATCGTAAGAAGAGCTTACTTAGGATTTTCTACTGAATATGGTATTGATGAATCATTCTTAGATTATAAAGGAAAACAAAATCCACAACAAGCTTGGGCAACAGCAACTGACTCAATGCCTTGGAACGTTTTATCTAAAGGTTTCCATATGGACTCAGGAGCAACTGTTGTAACAATCGGTAACTATTATGATACAAGTGGTGAAACAGCATTTGAGTGTGGTGTAGCAGATTTTAGAACAGACCCAGCAACACAAGAAAATCCTTACTATTTTATTTACTCAAGAAAGTACACAGTATGTTTCGCAGGTGGATTTGACGGATGGGATATCTATAGAGAATATAGAACTAACGAAGATAGATTCCAATTAGGTGCATCAGGTTATTTAGCTGGAGCTGCCGCTTCAGTAAGATACCCAACAGCAACAGGTGACGGATTGTTCAAAAGAATTGTTGTTCAAAACAATACTCAAGACTTTGCAAACACCGACTACTACGCTTACTTACTTGGTATCTTAACATTCGCTAACCCTGAAGCAACAAACATTAACGTGTTTGCGACAGGTGGTATTGATTATGTTTACAATTCTAACTTAGTAGAAGAAACAATTCAAATGATACAATATTCAAGAGCTGACTCTGTGTATATCACAACAACTCCTGACTACAACATGTACTTACCAGATTCTACTGACCCTCAAGCAATTATCTATCCTCAAGAAGCGGTTGATAACCTTGATAATACAGGAATCGATTCTAACTATACAGCTACTTATTATCCTTGGATTTTAACAAGAGATACAGTAAATAATACACAAATCTACTTACCTCCAACAGGTGAAGTTTGTAGAAACTTAGCGTTGACTGATAACATTGCATTCCCTTGGTTCGCATCAGCGGGTTACACAAGAGGTCTTGTAAATTCAATCAAAGCTAGAGTTAAGTTGACTCAAGAAGATAGAGATACTCTTTATCAAGGTAGAATCAACCCAATCGCAACATTCTCAGACGTTGGTACAGTAATTTGGGGTAACAAAACTTTACAAGTTGCTGACACAGCTCTTAACAGATTGAATGTTAGAAGATTGTTATTACAAGCTCGTAAGTTAATTTCAGCGGTAGCGATTAGATTGTTATTTGAACAAAACGACCAAATCGTTAGACAACAATTCTTGGATAGTGTTAACCCTATCTTAGATGGTATCAGAAGAGACAGAGGTCTTTATGATTTCCGTGTAACAGTATCATCTTCACCAGAAGATTTAGATGCAAACAGACTTACAGGTAAAATATACCTTAAACCAACTAAAGCGCTTGAATTTATTGATATCGAATTCTTTATCACTCCAACAGGTGCTTCATTTGAAAATATATAACAAAATGGGGGGTTAATTACCCCCTGTTTTTAGCCAATAATGAAAAGAAAAATTAACGAGGGTTTTAAAGACGAACAAACACCAGATTTAAAATATTATGCGTTCGATTGGGACGATAATATTGTTCACATGCCTACAAAAATTATTTTGAAAGATGATAATGATGAAGAAGTGCCAATGAGTACTGATGATTTTGCGGAATACAGAAGTCAAATTGGTAAACATGATTTTGATTATAATGGTCACACTATTGTAGGATTTGGTAACGACCCTTTTAGAAACTTCAGAACTGAAGGAGATAAAAATTTTATAGTTGATTCTATGAAAGCAAAACCAGGACCTGCGTTTAAAGACTTCAAAGAGGCTATTAACAACGGTTCTATTTTTTCAATTATTACTGCAAGAGGTCATAATCCGAACACACTGAAAGAAGCAATTTACAATTATATTATAAATGATTTCAATGGTATTAGTAAAGATAAGTTAGTTAAAAATTTAAAGAAATATAGGTCATTTGTAGGAGAGGATGAAATGTCTGATGATGAATTAATCAGAAGTTATTTAGCCCTTAACAAATATCACCCTGTTTCTTTTGGAGACGAAAAAGGTGCTGCTAATCCTGAAGAAGCAAAAGTTCGTGCAATGGACGAATTTGTGGATTATATAAAAGGAATGGCTGCGGTCCTAAATAAAAGAGCATGGTTAAAAAAAGATATTAGTAATAATTTCATACCAGATATGCCAACAATTGGTTTTTCAGACGATGACCCTAAAAACGTAGAAGTAATGAAAAAACATTTTAATAATAAACCAGATAATATAGTTAAGACTTATTCTACTTCTGGAGGAATTAAAAAGGAAGTTAAATAAGAATATTCTTTTTAATTAATAAAGTAAAGAGAAATATTTTTCAACACACTATATTTATATGATATAAACAAAGAAACAAAAATTTAATAATATGGCTGATTTACTGATGAAAATGCCGATACCTTACGAGCCGAAACGTCAAAACCGATTCATTTTAAGGTTTCCATCTAGCTTAGGGATTAACGAGTGGTTTGTAGAAAGTACTGCTAGACCACACATCCAAATCAACGCAACAGAAATACCTTTCCTTAACACATCAACATATGTTGCAGGAAGATTTACGTGGCAAACTATCAACTGCGTATTTAGAGACCCAATTGGACCTTCAGCGGCTCAAGCTCTTATGGAGTGGGTTCGTCTATGTGCGGAATCGGTTACTGGTAGAATGGGATATGCTGCAGGTTATAAAAAAGATATTGACCTTGAGATGTTAGACCCAACAGGGGTTGTAGTTGAAAAATGGATTTTATATGGTACATTTATGACGGACGTAAACTTTAACTCATTAGCGTACAACACAGATGCTTTAGCAACAATTGCAACAACATTGAGAATGGACAGATGTGTATTGGTTTACTAATACTCTTTATAAAAAATTCAAAACAATTATATTTAACCGTAAGGACATAAACCTTACGGTTAATTTTTTTATATGGAAGACCAATCAAGAGAATACGGACAAAGAGATTTCACATTACCACACGATGTAGTACCCCTACCATCAGAAGGCATTTTTTACAAAAATAAAAAGAAATCAGTTAAAGTTGGTTATTTAACAGCCAACGATGAGAACACCTTAATGGGTGGTGTTGCAGATATTACTACAACATTATTAAGAAATAAAATTTATGAACCAGATTTAAGAGTAGAAGATATGTTAGAGGGGGATGTAGAATCAATTCTAATATTTTTGAGAAATACTTCATTTGGGCCAGAAATGGAAATAACTGTTACAGACCCCGCAACAAGAAAACCATTTCAAACCACTGTAGATTTAAGTCAACTAACAATCATTAAAGGGCAATTACCAAATGAAGATGGTACATTCACAATATCATTACCTAAATCACAAGTTTCCGCAAAAATTAAACCGTTAACTTATGGTGAGTTAATGGAAATACAAAGATTGGGGGATTCGTACCCTCAAGGTAGAGTAGTCCCAAAAGTAACATGGAGATTGAACAAACAGATTGTTGAATTAAATGGTACAATAGATAAAGCTGAAATTGCTAAGTTTGTAGAACAAATGCCGATTGCAGATTCAAAATATATAAAACAATTCATGGACGATAATGAACCAAAATTGGACATGAGAAAAACAGTAACGACCCCATCAGGAGATAGACTAACAGTTAACGTTGGTTTTGGGGCCGACTTTTTTCGTCCTTTCTTCTAATTATAGACAAGGACAAATAGATGAGTTTTACTATTTAAGTAAACTTATGAGTATTTCATATAGCGACTTTTTAGTAATGCCAGTTTTTATGAGAAAATATTTGTTGGACAAATGGATTGAAGATAATAAAAAGGACTGAAAAATCAGTCCTTTTGTATTTATATAAAAACAAGATTTAATAATGGCGGATAATAATCAATCCATAGGAGATTTTTTTTCTGAGTTAGGTGAAGCTTTTCATTTTAAAGATGGGAAGATAAACATGGCTGGATTTGT